AGCAGTTTGTCAAAGCCATCAGAGAAAAGCCTGAGCTGGCGAGCATGTACGGCATTATTCAGGCGTCTACGTTTGATAACGAAAAAAATCTTCCGGCTGACTATATCCCGTCCCTGATGGCCAGCTATCCACCCGAGCTGATCAAAGCCTACCTCAGAGGGCTATTTACCAACCTCGTTAGCGGCACCATTTATCACCAGTTTGATCGCGTGCTGAATAACTGCGAGGAAGAGGAACAGCCGGGGGAGCCGCTCTATATCGGGATGGATTTCAACGTGGGAAAAATGACGGGGATCGTTCACGTTCTCCGCCTGGGTCTGCCGTGTGCCGTTACCGAAATAACCAAGGGGATGGACACGCCGGACATGATTCGGATGATCAAAGAGCGCTTCTGGCTGTATGACGGCAACAATTATCGCAAAACACGCGAAATTTATATCTATCCCGATGCCTCCGGTGATTCCCGGAAATCAGTCAACGCCAGCGCAACGGATATAGCTCAGCTCAAGCAGGCCGGATTCACCGTTGTCGTTAATGCCGCAAACCCTCCCGTAAAAGACCGTGTTAACTCAATGAATGCCATGTTCTGCAACGGCAATGGCGTGCGGCGCTATAAGGTCAACGTGAAGCGCTGCCCTGTTTACGCTGAGGCGCTGGAGCAGCAGGTATGGGGCGATAACGGCGAACCTGATAAATCGGATGACAATGACCACCCGAACGATGCTGGTGGGTATTTCATCATCAAACAATTCCCAATAGTTAAACCGACCGGAAAAGTCACAAAACTGCGGATTTAAATATGCCTGACATTTCTACCCCGAACCTCGATTACAACGACATGCTGGACGCGTGGGATCTCAATGACGCGCTGATGGGCGGCACATTTTATATCCGCCAGCTCGGTGAGATTTATATGCCTCGCTGGATTAATGAGGAGAAAGAGGATTACCAGCGCCGCCTGGCGATATCGACATTACTCCCGGCCTACGAGGAAACGATCAAACAAAACTGTGGGCGCGTTTTTGCTGACGTGGTTCAACTCAGCGAGGAGACGCCAGAAAAAATTGTCGAGTACACAAAAAATTTTGATATGGCCGGCAATCGCCTGGATGTGTGGGCGCAGGAGTTTTTCAGTCTGGGTTTGCAATATGGCCTCGCTCACGCGCTGGTGGATTATCCCCGCATCGATAAAACGACGGTACGCACCCGCGCTGATGAAGTCGCCTCCGGAGCGCGACCTTACGTGACGATGCTCAACCCTAAACAGGTGATCGGATGGGATTCAAAACCTGAAAACGGTCGGGTGGTGCTGACGGAGTTACGCATCCGCGAGATCGTTATCATCAGGGGGGCGGATTTTGGTCAGACAAAAATTGAGCAAATTCGGCATATCCTCCCTGGCAGAGTTGAAATCTGGCGCAAAGGGGTTGGTGCAGGGGACAAAAATGTATGGCTGTTGCATGAGGAATGGGAAACCAGCAGGCAGGATATTCCACTCGTTACGTTTTACACGAAACGGACCGGATTTATGCGCGGTAAACCGCCTCTTCTGGAACTGGCCCACCTGAATGTCAAACACTGGCAGAGTCAGAGCGAGCAGGACAACATTCTGCACGTTGCGCGCGTTCCTATTCTCGTGACCTATGGGCTGGGGGAAAATGAGACGCTGAAAATCGGGGCATCGAGTGCAACAAATTTTTCTGACCGTGATCAGCATGGAGTGCAATACGTCGAGCATACCGGCAGCGCCATCGGATCAGGGCAAACTTCTCTCGATACGCTGGAAAACCAGATGCGCATGGCTGGAGCAAAACTTCTGCGGCCTGAAAATACCTCCACAAAATCTGTCGATCAGACAGAGCAGGAAACAATGCAGGAAAACTCGCCGCTCTTCACTATGGCGAATTCCCTGGAGGACGCACTGGATAATATTCTGCAGATCATGGCCGAGTACATTGGCGAGCGTGATGGCGGTAATGTGGATGTGCGCACAGAGCTGGACGTTGCAGACCAGTCATTTAATGCTCCTTCAGCACTGGCCATTCAGAGCCTGCGGCAGGGTGGCGACATACGCCAGATTGACGCTGTACGAGCCTATCAGCGTCTCAAAATCATTGATCCCGATGCTGATCCTGAAAATGTTCTGGATGAGTTGCAGAATCCGCTTGTGGTGCTGAGTGAGGTTTAATGTGGCAACCATCAACGAAACCCTGCGCGATGAGTCGATAGCTCACGCGCTGTGGATTAGCCGTTACAGCACTGGCGTAGCTGGAAGGATGGTAAAGACCCTCAATGAGAGTGACGCCGAGCTATCGGCGCGGCTCATTGTCGCGCTGGAAACACTGGACCCTATGAGTTTCACAGTGCAGCGCCTCGAAACCATGCTGGTGGGCGTGCGTGAGATCAACAGGCAGGCCACCGCTGCCTACCTCAATGGCATGACGACAGAACTCCGTGATTTTGCAGAGCATGAGGCGGGATTTCAGCTGAGCCTGTTTGATGCTCTGTTGCCGGATGAGGTCAAAATCCGCTATCCACTGCAGTCGGTAACGCCCGAAATGGTTTATGCCGCGGCTATGTCCAGACCATTTCAGGGAAAGCTGCTGAAGGAGTGGGCCTCCGGTCTGGAGGCAGACAGGATGGCCCGCATATCCAACACCATCAGGCAGGGTTTTTTACTCGGCGACACAACAACGCAACTGGCGAAAAAAATACGCGGCCACGCTAATCGGAGCTATCAGGACGGCGCGCTGCAGATGAGCCGCAGCAACGCTGCCAGCATCGCTAAAACTGCGGTCGGACACGTTGCAGCCACTGCCAGAGAGGAGTTCGCCAGCGTTAACGATGACCTGCTGAGCGGTAAACAGTGGCTTTCTACCCTGGATAATCACACCACGCCAATGTGTCGCATCCGGGATCGCCTGCGCTACACGCTCGCTAACAAACCCATCGGCCACAAAATTCCCTATCTGCAAGGGCCGGGGAAAATTCATTTCTGCTGTCGCTCAACAGAGACTTTGATCCTCAAATCAGCAGACGAGCTGGGGCTGGACATCCGTGAGATTTCAGGCGCAACACGCGCCAGCATGGATGGGCAGGTTCCGGCAGATACTGACTACGGTGGATGGTTTAATCGGCAGCCGTATGAGCGTCAGAAACAGATAGTCGGGGAGCAGCGCGCCAGACTGATGCGAGACGGTGGTATGTCGCCGGACAAATTCTACACCGACAGGGGGGATTGGCTGACGCTGGCGCAGTTACGTGAACGGGATGAAAAGGCGTTTATTAGGGCAGGGATCTGATATGCATAACTCATTGCTCCGAAATGGAGCTGGCAGCAACTTTCAGTATGTAGGCGATGGGCGCGGTCGGCGAAAAGTTTTTGTTAATGGCAATAAAATAAAAAATTGTATATGGGCGGACATTGATCGAGGGATCGCAGTTTTTTGTCCGAACCCTATCAGGGCGCATAAATCAAAGAGGGATGAAATTTATTCGCGAAAACTTCGCGGAAAAATAGTTATCGAATTTATTTAATTTTTTTATTTTTATTTTTTTCTCATGAGCTGCCTACGGGCGGCTTTTTTATTGCCGCAATTCGGATGATGCGTGGCGCAACGGTCGGATGACCAGCTAACCAGGTAAAAAACATGAAACTCAAGACAGTTGAAGTAAACGGCAAAAGCTATGCGGAAATTGATGATAAAGGCTTGCCGGTTTACGTGCATGACGATGGCAAAGAGATCGGATTCGACGCCGTACAAGCGGTTAACAGAATCTCATCGCTAAACGGAGAGGCTAAAAATCACCGTGAGGCGAAGGAAGCAGCAGAAACCAAGCTGGCTGCATTCGCCAATATCAGCAACCCGGCGAAAGCGATTGAAGCTCTGGAACTGGTAACGAAAATCGACCAGAAAAAACTGATTGATGCTGGTGCGGTTGATCAAGTCAGAGCAGAGATCACTAAGACGTTTCAGACCCAACTTGATGAGGCCACCGCGCAGAGCAAGGCACTTGAAGGCCAGCTTTACGAAGCAAAAATTGGGGGCAGCTTTGCCGCTTCCAAATTTATTACCGACAAACTGGCGATCCCGTCTGATTTTGTTCAGGCCCGGTTTGGAGAGGCGTTCAAACTCGAGGACGGTAAGGTCGTAGCCTATGACCCAAGCGGCAACAAAATCTATTCACGTTCAAAACCCGGCGAACTTGCCAGCTTCGACGAAGCACTGGAACACCTGGTTGAGCAGTATCCGCAGAAAGATTACATCCTCAAGGCCAGTGGTAATAGCGGTGGTGGCTCACAGCAAACCCAGCATGCAGCAGGCCAGAAAACAATGAAGCGCTCTGCATTCGACTCACTGGACCCTACCGCACGACAGGCGGCGCTGGCCGATAAAATCACCATCGTCGATTAATTTTGCTGCGCCCCCGGATGGGGGCCAGTGCCAGAGCTGGATAGCTCAGATAACCCTCGTTTAATTTTTTTCATAGGAAATTTTCATTTATGTCTAACACCCTCACCGGGTTAATCCCAACTATCTATACCGCTCTGGATATTGTTTCCCGCGAACAGGTTGGATTTATTCCTTCCGTGGCACGGAATTCAAAAGCCGACGCTGCAGCCAAGGGCCAGACCGTATCGGCACCTGTTGCACCTCCGGCCACAACTGTAGACATTGTGCCAGGCCCAACTGCGCCAAACGATGGCGATCAGGCTATCGACACCGTTAATGTGGTCATTACTAAATCCAAAATGGCTCCTGTTAAATGGAACGGTGAGGAACAGCTGGCGATTGGTCCATCCGGCACATACAACACTATTCTCGCCGACCAGTTCACCCAGGCCTTTCGCGCCATTGCAAACGAAGTTGATGCAGATCTTGCATCGCTCTATTTCGGCTCATCCCGCGCCATTGGCACCATCGGCACTACACCTTTTGGCATTAAAGAGGATCTGAGTGATTTTGCTCAGGCACGTCAGGTGCTGGAGGATAATGGTTCACCCACAACAAACCTTCAAATGGTGCTGGGTTCGTCAGCCATCGCGAATGTGCGCGGTAAGCAATCTGTGTTGTTTAAAACCAACGAAGCAGGAACTGATGAGCTGCTGCGCGAGGGCATTATCGGACGTATTGAGGGATTTAACCTTCATAACTCGGCCGGCATTAAAAAGGTGTCCGCCACTACAGCGAAAGGTTACCTGGTGAACGGCACCAAAAACGAAGGTGACGTGATTATTCCTATCGACACCGGCACCGGGGAAATCGCGCAGGGTTCAATTGTGACGTTTGCTGGTGATAGCCACCGCTATGTGGTGCTGGCCGCTACTGCAACGACTATCACGCTCAGCGCGCCGGGATTGCGTCAGGATCTGGCAGATAATACCGAAATCACTGTGCAGGGCGGGTTCGTCCCAAACATGGCATTTGATCGCAACGCCTTTATTCTTGCCTCGCGCACCCCGGCAATGCCAAAAGGCGGTGACGCAGCAGATGACGTTATGACAGCAACTGATCCTGTATCGGGTATTACGTTCCAGGTTGCGCTGTATCGCCAGTATCGCCAGGTGCGTTACGAGGTTGGTCTGGCGTGGGGTGTGGCACCAGTTAAACCTGCGCACTCAGCAATTATTCTCGGTTAATCCAGGGGGCTTCGGCCCCTTTCTTATTTCTGGAGGGCATATGGCGAATTTAACGAAAGAACAACGCGCGGCGCGACAGGCGGAAGAGCTGCAAAAGCAGCAGGCGGAGCAACAGCAGCTGGAACAGCAGCGTACCGAGTTAGACCAGCAACGGCAGGAGCTGGAACAGCAGCAACAGCAACTGATTGTGCAGCAGGAGCAACTGGTGCAGGACCAGCAGCAACTGAATCAGGATCGCCAGCAGCTTGAGCAGGACCGCCAGCAGTTTGACGCTGAGCGAAATCTGGCGCTGTTGCAGGCGTCACTTGATAAACCTGTGGCAGGCGAACAGGGCGATGTGAATGCCAATGGCGTAACAACATTTACGCCGTCAGTTGAAAGCGCGGCCACCGTTTCGATGGTGCGCCACTATCCCGAATTCCCTGGCGGTCCTACCGAGGCCAGAGTTCACTCCGATAACGTCCAGAAATGGATCGAGCATGGCTGGCTGGTGGTCGCCGAGGGCTAAATATGCGTACGTTCATCACAATTGCGCAGGTGGACACGTTATTGGGTACAGGGTGGACAGAGGACGGCAAAAAATCGCGCTCTGTCCTGTCTGCCAACGCGTGGATGAATGGCCTGAATCTGCATATCAAAGGTGAAGCCATTCCTGAGGATGTGGTGCAGGCGGGTGCCTTTGCTGCTCAGGCTGCTGCAAATGGCGGGTTATTTCAGCAAAAAACTGATTCTGGCGTGCTTACCAGTCGCTCTGTAGAAGTAGACGGGGCCAAAGTTTCAAAATCCTATGCTGAGCTATCTACAAGCAGCACTGCTTTACTCGACTCGGACCTTCAACTGGCGCTGGCGCTACTAAAACCGTATGGGGCCAGCACATCGCAAAGACGCGTTAACAGGGGATAACAGTGGGAATTCGTGACGAATTACAGTCAGAAATTGCTGCAGCGTTTGATGATGATTTGAAAGATGCGGTTTGTGAGTTCTCCGGGGCGAGTTTTTCAGAAACCAGCGTTGATCCGGTAACAGAGCAGATTACCGGCGAAAAAATCAGTTATTCAGGTCGTGGCGTGCTGTCCCGATACCGGCTGGACAGTATTGATGGTGTCAACATTCTGCGCGGTGACCTGAAGCTGACAGCGCTGACAAACGAGGTGAGCGGCGAACCGGGAGTTGATCACCTTATCACTGCGCCAGACCTGATTACTGGCAAATCCCAGCAATACAAAATAATCAGCGCTGATACTGACCCGGCGCGGGCGGCTTACCTTTTGCAACTACGGAGGGCCTGAGTGGGGAAATCGTGGGATTTCGATCCCGCTTCGTTTGCGGGACTCGTCGAGGAGGATGTAGGCAAAAAACAGCGCTCAATCGCTATCCAGTTTTTAAACAGTGTTGTGCTCAGATCACCTGTTGGGAATCCTGAATTATGGGCCATCAACAGTGCGCAGGTTCGCCAGCGTGACCGTGCAAGCGACATTAATCATGCTCTCAGAGAAAGTGATGAGCACGGCACTATAGATAAAAATGACAACATGAGGATTAAAAAGGGCCACAAGGTCACGCTCGCAAAAGCGGTGTACAGCGCTAACTCTGGGCCATTTGGCCCGAAGAAGCCGCGCAAGATGAAGCGGGGACAGGGAGAGATTTACCGGCCACCTGATTATCGCGCCGGTACATTTCGGGCCTCGCATTTTGTGAGCATAGACCAGCCCAGCAATTGGGTTCCTGCAGAACCGGATCCGGGAGGTGCAAAAACTATCCAGGCTGGTGTTGCAACCATATCCACCGCCCCGAATTTCTCAAAAATTTATATCCAGACAAATCTGCCGTACTCCGTCCCGCTCGAAAACGGGCATTCCAAACAGGCACCAACCGGCGTATATGCCATGTCGTTTAACGATATTGTCCAGGCCTATAAATGACGTTCACAGAAATCAGAGAGGCCATCACCAGACGGATGACGGCACAGACGGCTATTCCTGCTGATGCGGTGACATATCCGAATGGGCCAGTTTTCGATCCGTCAGGGCGGGCTATATGGGCGCGACTGAATGACATTTCAGGTCTGTCTGGCGCTAATGAAATCGGTGCGCAGGCTGTGGTCCATCGCACAGGTGTGATCATCATTCAGTTGTTCGTTCCAGCGGGTTCTCGCTCGCTCCTTATCACTCAGACCGCTGACAAAATCCGGGAGCTATTCGAGTTTCAGGATGATGGGCGGCTGAGTTATTTCTCAGTTTCAACGGTGCCAGCGGGTGAAACCGATGGCTGGTATCAGCTGAATCTGCAAATCCCTTATCGGGCTATTTAACCTATTCAAAATGGAGGTGTCCGCATGTCCAGCGGCGCTAAGGTCGTCTCGGCCTATATTCGAGAAGCTATCGCGGGAACCACCCCTGCGGCAGGTGTATGGAATCTGCTCAAACGCACATCATGGGGTATTGCTCCCGACCAGAGCACTGACGATAACGACGAGATCGGCGGCTCTCGCATGGCCCAGGGAAAAAGTATGGGCACCGTTGATGTCGGGGGCGACGTCGAAACTAAATTCCGCTGGGGCCAGCATGATGAATTTCTGGCGTCCTGTTTCGGTGCGGAGTGGGTTGATGATGTGCTGACGATGGGCAATGACCGTATTGCATTCAGTATGGCCACGTATGCCTCTGACATTGGCGTAGCGTCCATTGCTCGTGGCTGTCAGGTTGGTACGTTCAAAATGGAAATCCCAAATGATGGCGACATTACTGCAACCATTACCGTTGCCGGTCTGGACTGGGATTCAAATGCCGACAGCAAAAGTTATTTTTCTGAGCCATCAGATAATGCAGGGGATCTGCGTTACTCCTTCAAAAACGTCTCAGATATCAGTCTGAAAGGCGTTGATGGTGGCAGCGGATTCTGTATTGATTCATTCGATATCTCGTTTGATAACAACCTGCAGACTCAGCGCTGTATCGGTACTGGCTCAGCATTCGCTGGTGCAAATATCCAGACCACATTCACACCATCAGGCGCTATCACTCTCTCATGGTCAAAGGCTGCGTGGGAGGTGTGGAGCAAAAGCCTTACCGGGGCAACAGTGCCATTCAGTTTTGCTATCGCAAACGATGAAGGTTCGTACACGTTCGATTTCCCAAAGGTTCAGGTAGCGGGCGACTGGCCCGATGGTGGCAATACGGAAATCATTCAGGTGCAACTGGATATCACCGCAGCAGATGTTTCACCGACTATTACCCGGAAAGCGGCAGTAGTTGCGGATGATAGCGACCCTGCCTAATAGACAGGCTGAGCATTTAAAGGAAGGTTTTAATATGTTACTGCTTTCAGAAAAAATTGATTTAAATGGTGAGCGCTGGATTGGTGAAAAGGAAGGGCTGGAGAAGGGGCTGCGGCTTAAAGTCGGCAGCATTCAGAACCCGGAATACCGGTCCCGTAACGC